CCTCACCTATGGAGAGTTGCATGTATGGCACCAATCTGGAAGCTGTTCCTTCTAGACACAGTTATCACTGTGATCACGAAGGTTGCAAAGGTTGCTCAAAGGAAAGTTTTCCCAAAAGGAAAACCGCCCCCAAAGCTCCCCTAGCAGAGCGACTGCTTTACGCGGTCGTTCAATACAGTGCTGATGGACTCGAGTCTATTGAGTACATCGGTCATCCAGTTGTCCCTACGTTGCAACTCCTCTTAAATGGTGAGGCAAGGAAAGGAACCCCGGGTTCGCAAGAATCCGAACCCTGACGGTGCACCAGTGCATCGTCGCAAGAAGTTCTAACGGCCTAGGCGGTTAGACTTCTTTATTTCATTTCTATAGGAGCAAACCGTGACGGGATTCAGACAACGAACTAGCGACACAAGCAAACCCTATACTGCGCGTGTATGGAATTATAATTTATCTAATAATACATACATTCCGCAGCCAAGGTTTGGTGAAGCTCGTTCAATGAACGATTTCGTCACTCCGAACTTCCGCAAAAGAAGTTCGGGAGGGGAGGTCATCATTAATCCGATGACTTCTTCCTATCGGTCAGTCTTGTACTCGGGCTCAGGGTATACCGTGAATCTTTACGGTAATCCTGCTACCTGGGAGACATGTACTTTCCGACCGGGCTTGCTCGGTTGGGGTGAATCGAATTCTCACCCGCAGTGTGTCCTGAACGAAGTCGTTACGACCTCAGACATGGCGCACGTATCGCGGGAGGCTGCAACACGGTGTCTCTCTAGTATTGGTAGGTCAAACTCCAATACCTGGGAAAACCTTGCTGAAGCTAAGAAGACGATTCAACTCCTTAGGCATCCTATAGCCGCCTGGCACGAATGGAATCGAAAGACTCCGCTAGTGTCAGCTGGTTCGTCCTCGGCCAACGCGTATCTGCTGTATCGCTACGGCATTTCCCCGTTGGTTAGGGACGTGAATGAAATAATGACTCAAGCCTTTCGCAATGTCCGCCCGCGATGGTCGACTACTCACGCTCAGTCTGAGATGAGTAGGCAATCCATCACGACCCATACTAGTAC